GCGGGTATGTGTTAATTGATCCACCTAATCCCTTTACTCTAGAACTTGCACATATGTTTAAGTAATCGATATAGATCACATCTGGAGTAAACTTCTTTTTCATTTTTAGCTCATTCAAAAGAGAGCGAAAATGACCAACATGAGCAACAGCTGTAGGATATTCTTTGACGATTAATTTGCCATGTGTCTTTTGATTAACTAAATGTGCTTTGTTAATAAAAGCATCTTTACTTAAATCCTTAATAGTTGAAATATCTACATCAAAGAGATTTGCATCAATACGCTCAGCAATCTTTTCTTCAGCCATTTCAAGCGTAATGTATAACACATTCTTTCCTTGAGCAAGAGCATCTGCAGCAAAATGGCACATCGCAAGGGATTTTCCAACCCCCGTTCCAGCTAATATGATATTAAGAGATTTCTTTGGTACACCACCTTTAGTGATTGTATTAAGAAGATCGATATTGAATGGGATTTTATCTTCCTTTTGGTGATAAAACTCATATCGTTCTTCAACATTTTCAAAGTAATCGTGGCCAACATTTGTGTCAAACGTGACCGACAAGGCCTTTGTTAATATTTCAGGAATAGCTCCTTCGGCCTTGTCGGTTTTACCATCAATGATCGATATCGATTCCATCAGTGCAAGATGCACTGCTCTATCTTTACACCATTTTTCTGTTGTTTCAATTAACCAATCGGTCTCAACTTCATTTTCAGTATGAAGTGATTTAATCAATGCCAATATGTCATTAGCGATTGGTCTATTAGCATACTCTGATTCTTGAAACTCAATCTCAAGAATAGCTGGTGTTGGTAACTTATTATACTTTGTTACAAACTTTAAAAATAGATCATAGACTGCATTGTGCTGATCTTGAAAGTATTCCTTCTTAATATGCGGAAGTGCCTTTCTAAGAAATTGCTCATTCTTCGTCAATGATTTCAGTATTATCGTCTGTATATCCTGCATTACCTATTTGTGCTGATTGATCTTCTAGTATTTCTGATAGTATGTTTCCGATATAATTTCGGAAATCATCGCTATTTTCTAATTCTTCTTTTGTGTATGGCGGAGGTACTTTTTCGATATTATATTTAAATTTTATACGAGCTAAGTCATTATTTAAATCTTCTTCGATAGTAACTGCACCATACGTATATATTACATTATTATAAGGAGCTTGTAAAAGCTTTAATGAATATTGTTCAGAGTCTTCTCTTTCTACAAATGTGTATTCTTCACTCATCGTCTTCTTCTATACTATCATCTCCAAGAATTGATCTATATGCGACCTTATACTTAGATTCAACCTTTTTAGCAAAGTCAGTCTTTTCTAAGATAGCATCCCAAAATTCTTTATTAAGTGTATCTTTCATACGGACATTACCAGACAATTCTTCTCCAGTTTCTGGATTCTTTGCTTGATACCAACCGTTCTTTGGTTTAATAACATAACCAAGATCGAGAGCCACTTCGGTGAGACCAGACCATTTTTCAATGCCACCTTCCCACGAAACAGAGATAGGAATCTTTGACTTCTCTTTAACAAATCGAGACTTCTCAATATTGATAACAAAGTGGTACCCTTGAATCTCGGTTCCTTGCTTATCTTGTTGACGACCGATAATCCATACATTATCAGCAGAGTACATCACACCAGTTCCACCAGATACGATAGCCTTAGGGAACATACCTTGTTCCATATAAGTGTGATTGATTGCCAACAGGGGAATATCTTTAAGTGTTAGCATCGGCGTGATCATGCGGAAGAGACCCTTAAGTGCCTTAGCACGAGTCATATCAGCAACTGATTTCATATTCTCGGCATCTTCAACTTCTTTCTTAGATGCGATATTACCAACCGAGTCAATAACAACAATTACTTTTTCTTTACGATCAATCTCATTCAATTGATGAACAAGATCAAATTTAAGTTCTTCAATGTTAGTAACAGGTGTATGAAGTACACGATCTGTATCTACATCAAATGCCTCAAAATATGATTGAGGTGAACCAAACTCTGAATCATAAAAAAGCAATACAGCATCATCGTGTTTCTTTAAATAAGATGCTGCCAT